AGCTGATTTACTCCACGCCCAACGACGAAAACGGTATTGTCAAAAGCATGAACGACAACGCCGATGAAATTCGCCACTATGAAGCCAAGTGCCCCATATGCGGCGAATTTCAGAAGATGGTTTTTGAAAAAACCGCAGGCAAGCTCGGCGGGATTATCTGGCCGTCGGATATCCGGGATCCGCGCAAAGTCGAGCGTAGGCGGCTGGCCGGATATCAATGTTGCGTGTGCGGGATGACCTGGGACGATCACATGCGCAACCAGGCCGTCCGGGACGGCAAGTGGGTATCGGATTCGCCAAACCCGGTGGACCGCCCTACTGTCATCGGCTTTCATTTGCCGTCCTGGTATTCGCCCTTTGTCAGCCTGTCGAAAGTAGCCGCCGATTACCTGCGCGGCCGCGGCGATCTAATCAAGCATAAAGGATTTGTAACTCAGCACAAAGCCGAAGCCTGGCACGAAACCAGCGGAAAGCCCAAAAAAGAAGACGACATCCTCAAGGCCCGCTGCGACCTGGCGCCGCAAACCGTCCCGGAAACCGCTGTTGCGCTTACCCTGGGGGTTGACGTTCAAAAGGCCGGGTTCTGGTTTACCGTCTGGGCCTGGGCGCGCGATATCCAGGGAATCACCGGCTGGCTCATTCATTACGGATTCTTGCCGACGTGGGAAGCCGTGGAAGCGTTGACGTTCGACACACAATATCCAATGGCCGACGGTTCCGGCACCATGGGGATCTGGCGCGCCGGATATGACACCGGCGGCGGCGAGAAATATGAAAACGACGAATCCGGCGATAAAATGAGTATGTCCGAAGAAACATACTGGTGGATCGTCGCCAACTCCATGGGCCGCGGCGTCGGCATATACGCCACGAAAGGCGCATCCAGACCGATCCCCGGCATCTTCAAAAAAGGCGAGCCGCTGATGAAAACACCTTCCGGGAAAAAGTTGCCGGACTGGTTCCATATCATTCATATCGACACCAGTCAGATGAAAGATGCCATCCATTTTGGCCTGAACCAGGCGGCAAATCAAGAGGCCGGCGCCCTGTATCTGCATAAGGAAACCGACGAAACATTTGCCCGGCACATCCTGGCCGAAGAAAAGCGCACCGATTTAAAGACCAAAGCCGTCGAATGGGTGAAAGTAAAAGGAGACAACCATTTACTCGACGCCAGTATTATCGCCGCATCGCTGGCCAGGCCGCAATGGATCGGCGGCGGCGTGAACCTGATAGCGCCCCGGATTATTGTCCCGGATAAAAATATAAGGACACCCAAACCGCAAATAGCACGCTCATCATGGATGAGTCGGCGATAAGAAAATAATTTATTCGGGAATGTGCATTGAATATTAAAACAAATACAGCAGAAAAAAACTCGGCGAAAGATACATATGTGGAAATATCTGCTGTAATGAAGCGATTAAACATCAAAGAACGGCATGTTCGTGATCTGGTTTACGAGGGAGAACTTAAGGCTATAAAAGTTGGCAGTCGGGCAATAAGAATATCCGAACAATCGCTGGATGATTTCATTGAAAGGCGAAAAATCAACCCCGAAGATTTGTTTGATCCGGATGCAGAAAGCCAGCAACCCGCACAAACCAATCAAATAGCAAGATCGAAATGGATAGGTAGATAAGCTTTTGCCTATATACAAACCGACAAATACCATGCCACATGGCAGGAATATTATAAATAAATGCAAAAAAGCACATACATATATTCATAAAGGGGAAATGCCGATCGTGCCGTGGTGACGATTTAAACGCGACGGTAAACTCAATACCACTCTACGTTGGCGGGGGTCAAAAAACGCACCATGCGTAAACCCTTACCACCACTACATTGGCGCAATATTGAGTAAACCCTTACCAATACTGGGCTGGCGGGGGATGCGTAAACCCTTACTACCACTGGGTTGGCGGGGGACAAAAAAACAGGCAAAAAAGCGAAATCGTAAAAAGCCCGTAAATGCTGCGTAAGCAATCAGACAAAATATATGCCATTAAAGCACGGAGAAGAAAACAATGTTTGTCGGGTCGATAAATTCCAAAATCAGAAATTTAATTTTCAACGAAAAGAAAATTTTCCGGGGTCAAAAAGTCTGCGTCGGGTGTTCCGGCAATTTTACCGTCGAGCAAATTTTGCAAGGGCTGGATTGTGAAATCTGGTCCAACGACGTTGCGCTTTATTCGTCGTTGATCGGCAATTATCTGGCCGGCAATCCCATGCGCGCCGAGATAACGGATTCCGCTTATTCCTGGTTGCAGCCTTATATGGAAGATAAAGGAATCGGCCGCATCGCCGCCGTGTCTTTGCTGTTTGAAATGCTCAAGCAGGATAAGGGGAATAATTTGCAACAAGTCAGAATGTTCGAGCATTACCGGAATAATTTTGAAAATTATCATCAGCAGTCCATCGTCAAAATAGCGGAGATTTTAGAAAAGATAAAAATCAGGAGCTATACATCGTGGGATGTTTACCAGCTCTATGAAGATCTGCCGACGGACTGGGTGCGGATCGCCTTCCTGCCGACATATGTCGGCGGTTACGAAAAACTATATTCCCGGCTGGAAAAGATTATTTACTGGGACGCCCCGAGCTATGACATCTTGACGCCGGAACGATACGAAGAAACCGTCGCCTTTATGCGTCGCGGAAAATATCTTTACCTGTCCGACTATGACCGCAAAGAAGACGGCCTGTTCGGCATCGTGAAAACCGGCCGCCTGAAAAACGTCTATTTATACAGCAATATCGAATTTAAAAAATCGTTCATCATGCCTTACGCCAAACATAAGAAAAGTAATTATTCCCTTTTGCCCGATGATCACGCAATCACGGAAGACAGTAAAATCATTTTTCAAAAGTCCAGCAACGAGCAGTTGAACTACTATAAGAATCTTTTCCTGAAAAAAGGAATTGATTACAGCACCGGCATGTCGCCGATGATGGTGTTTCTGGACGGCTATCTTTTCGGCTTTCTGCTCTTCGATGTCATCCGCTACGGCATGGACCAGGAAAAGGCCACCAGGGGCGTCTATTTGCTGCCGGACGAGGAAATAATCAACGCCATCCGCGAGGAATTCTTCGCCGCTCTGACCGATTTCCCTCGATACGAAAAATTAACTTGGGATGATGTGGATTGCTCATGCGGTGATTACGATGAGAAAAAAGTTATATTTGATGCTAATGATTCAAACACCGCTACAGCCGAGCAGTTTGAATTAATGGAAAAAATAAAAACATTAATCCCGGCCGCTGAAATCACATTACGCGAGCATACCGCATATTGCGACCGCTGCAATGAGGACGACGATGTGGATGATGACGGAGAAATCAAACTCTATTCCCTTAAAGTCGGCGTGACCGTTGGTGAATTTTATTTCACCCGCGAATATGCGGTTTAACTTCCTGATGAGCCGGTGAGATTCCGGCCAAACTCACGGAAACGGGAGTCGGAGAAAAAAAACTATGAATCTAATCACAATCGTAAACAATGGTCCGGAAATCATGTCAACGGATTATTGGCATACCGGACATGCAGCAAAGGGATATTTTTATATGTCGATCAATGCCGGTTGCTTCCGTCTATTAGTTCCAGCACCGCAGATCGCCGCCATTGATGAAATGAAAACAGCGAGAGAGGTGATTGTCTCGCGCGGAGCATGGCCTGAACAGGGGAAACATGATGCACTGGAAATCCTGTTTGAGGATGATACCGGCAATCCCTATGTGTTACATTTTACCATCGATCAAGTTGACCGTATGCCCACAGATGCTGACCGTGATCGACCCGGTCATCCTCCACGTTGGAAATTTGCAGTCTGGACAGAGACCGGAAAACAGTTTGTTCTTTCATGCCGATACCGGATTGTTAAAAAAATACCATATTTAAAACCGTTTTAGGAAAAACTATGGCCCTGCAAGGCAGCATCGCCCGCTATAACTGGATACGCCGGACGCTATTGTCCGGCGTGAATCTCAATTGCGTCGAAATAGCGGAACTCCTGGAGTGCACAACCAAAACCGCCCAGCGATACATTAACCGGCTCCGGGCGGACGGTTATAGTGTAATTTATAATAATAAATTGAATGGATATATTATACAAGAGCCGCGAAAAAAGAAGATTAAAATAGACGAAATATATCGAGTTTTGCGCCGCGCGTATTCCTGGGCGAACAAAAACCATAAAGACGCCCCCTGGCTCCCCGACGCGGAAAGAATATTGAAGAAAATAAAATAACCGGAATCCATCAACCATAGAACAAGGGGTTGCAACCCATTGTTCTGAAAATGCTTGTCATTCCCCGGCCTGACCGGGGAATCCAGAAAACCCGGATAATAATATTTGTTTTCTTCGGCCTTCGTTTATTATTCTTCTCCCTTGAGCCTTCAACATTTCCCCTTTAACCTTTCCTTTTTAACATTTCCCCTCAAAAAAAAATAATCACACCCTTCATTTTTTTTGCACAGAGCGGCACGGAGCGGCATGGTGCGCCTTGTTTCGATTTGCCTGTTCTGCGATGCTACCCCTGAAAAAAAGAACAAGGGGTTGCCGATCATGTCCTACACCGCCGCAGATTTGACCAAAGTACAAGCCGCCATCGTTGCCCTGGCCGAAGGCACCCGTGTTGTCAGCGTAACCGTCAACGGCAAAACAATCCAATACAGCCCGGCCCAAATCAAAGAATTGCAAACCCTGCGCGATTCCATGCAGACGGAAATAGGCTCTACTGCAACCAGACGGCGTTTTGTCCTCACACAAACGGAAAAGGGATTATGAAAAATTCGGCATTGAAAATAGTGGACCATAACGGACGGCCTATTCCAAGATCAATGATGGCCGGAGATTATGAAGGCGCGGCCACCGGCCGGAGAATGAACACTTGGGGCCTTTCTTCATCCGGCCCGAACTCCAGCCTGTATTCGTCCACCAATTCCCTGCGCTCGCGTTCGCGCGAACTTAGGCGCAACAATCCGCTGATCGATGGCGGCAGCGATACGCTGGTCGCCAACATCATCGGATCGGGAATCAATCCACGCTGGCAGATCAAAGACAATCCCGCGTTAAAGGAAGAACTACAGGAACTCTGGAGCGATTGGACACAAGAATCAGATTTTAACGATCTGCTTGATTTCTATGGCCAGCAGTCCCTGGGTGCATCCGCACTAATCGACGCCGGCGAATTTCTCTGCCGTTTCGTTCCCAGCCGTCCCGGTGAATACGACACTGTCCCGTTGAAACTGCAATTGCTGGAAGCCGATCATCTCGATGCTAATTATAACAGCGTTGCCCCCAACGGCAACGAAATCCGCATGGGCATAGAAATAGACAAGCAAGGCCGCAACCTTGCTTACTGGCTGTTTACGGAGCATCCGGGCGAATACTTCGGGCTCCACAGCGGCGGACAGCAACGCGAGCGCATCCCGAAAGAAGACATCGTGCACGTATTCAATCCGCTGCGCATCGGCCAGAAGCGCGGTCGTCCCTGGCTGGCCTCGATCATCGTCAAGCTCCACGAACTTGATCAATATGAAGATGCCGAACTTGTGCGCAAGAAAACCGCCGCCATGTTTGGCGGATTTATCACTGAGACTATGGGTGAAGATCCCAACCCCGGCGGCTTTTTTGGCCGGAACAATGGCACGGATGCCAATCAAAATGATATTATCGCTATCGAACCCGGAACGTTCCCCACGTTGCCGCCGGGCAAGGATGTCAAGTTTTCCCAGCCTGTCGATGTCGGTGTCACCTATGGGGTCTGGCTCAAGCAGCAACTCCGCGAGATAGCCGTCGGCATGGGCATTACCTACGAACAACTGACCGGTGATTTATCCGGCGTTAATTATTCATCCATCCGGGCTGGTTTGCTGGAGTTCCGCCGCCGCATCATGCAATTGCAGCATCAGATCATCATCTTTCAGTTTTGCCGTCCCGTTGCACGCCGCTTCATGGATGCCGCCGTTTTGTCCGGAGCCGTGAAGATCCCCGATTACGTTTACAATCGCCGGAAATATCTGCGCATCAAATGGCGTCCCGATGGCTGGCCCTGGGTCGATCCGATTAAAGATCAAGAAGCACAAAAGTCGGCTGTCCGCAACGGTTTCAAGTCGCGTGCCCGCGTCATCGCGGAAAACGGCGACGATATCGAAAACATAGACAGGGAAATAGCCGAAGATAACGCGCGTGCCGACAAACTCAAACTTGTCTATGACAGCGACCCGCGCAAAGTCCAGGAATCCGGCAAAGCACAAAACGCAACCATTCCTGGTGATGAAGAGGACGGTGAAACAAAACCCGCAAACACTGAAACGGACGAATAAAACTGTCATTGCGAGGCGTCCCTCGGATGCCGTGGCAATCTAATAAAACTGTCATTCCCCGGCATGATAACCTGAAGGTCACAAGCCGGGGAATCCAGGAAGGAAAGAAAATGAAAAACCAATCCATCATATCAGTCGCCGCAAGGCTTTTGAATACTCCGCTTTTGATCCACTCCGGCAGCCTCAATACCGTGCTGGGAATCATGAGCGGCCACACCGGCCTCGACATATCCATCGGCGGAAAACAAACCGCCTTGTCGCCCTCTTTAGCCGGACGCCCGCCTGTCAGCCAGCAAAACGGCATTTCCGTCATTCCCGTCACCGGAATTCTGGCCAACAAACAGGATGAATTCATGGAATGGCTGTTCGGTGATACATCCTATGAGACCATTCGCACGCAATTCCAGGCCGCGCTTGCCGATCCCAACGTCAAGAGCATTGTTTTTATTTATGACACCCCCGGTGGCGAAGTTTCCGGCTGTTTTGATCTGGTTGATGAAATCTATAACGCCCGCGGCATCAAACCTATTTACGCCATAGTTAATGAAATGGCCTATTCCGCCGGCTATGCCCTTGCTTCCGCCGCCGAAAAAATTTTTATTCCGCGCACCGGCGGCGCCGGTTCCGTTGGCGTCATCTGCGTGCACATGGATCAAAGCAAATTAGATGAGACTATCGGCGTTAAATACACCCCGATATTTGCGGGATCACACAAAAACGATTTTGACAGTCACGCGCCTCTTTCTTCCGAGGCTCAAAAAGCAGCGCAGGAAGAAACAAACCGGATCTATGAACTGTTTGTCAAGACAGTAGCAAGAAATCGCGGCATAGCTCCCCAGGCCGTGCGCGATACCGAAGCGGGGATTTATTATGGCAAGAACGCCGTGGACGCCGGGCTTGCGGACACCGTCGCGCCCTGGTCAAAGGCGATGAATGACATCGCCAACAAAAAAACATCAAAAGGAGGAAGTATGAAAGCATTAACAGACACATTGCGGGAGGCGCTGCAGAACGCTCCCGCGGACAAAGTGGCCGCGGCGATGGCTGAACTCGGATATGCACCCAAACCGCAGGCCGGAAGCATTATCATTACGCAGGCCAATCTGGACGCAATAGCCACAGGAATCGGCGTCAAAGTCGAACAATTAACCGGCGATATTAAAAACATTGATTTTGCCGCAATCCGCACCGGCATAAAAGAAGAGGCGAAAAAGGAAGCCACCGCCCGCGTCACGCAGATTATGGAAATGTGTACCCTGGCCGGACTGGAGAAAATGGCGTTAGGTTATGTCTCCAAAGAGGACAGCATTGAAGACATCCGCAAGCAGATCATCGAAGCACAGGCCGCCGACGCTCAAAATAAAAACATCCGTAGCACTGTGAGAGCGCTGAGTACCGGTGAAGTCAACCCGCTGATCGCCGACGCCCAGAAACGCGCCGAAGCCGTAAAGAAATAACAATTTATCCCCTCTCCCCGGACGGGAGAGGCAGGGTGAGAGTGAATCTTAAAAATCATTATTCGCAACCGCGAAAGGAGAAAGCAAAATGACCGCATTAACCGAAGGAAACCGGCTGAATGATATACTGAAAGCTGAACTGAACAACAATTTATCCCGTGAGGTCGTCACGGTCAAACTCGCCGAAGATCTGCCTATTGGCCAGGTCCTGGGAAAAATAAAGCTGGGCACTTGCCCTGCAACCGGTACCGCTATATCCGGTAATACCGGAGCGGGAACATGCACGTCAGTGACCGCCGGAGCTAAAGCGAAACTCGGCACATACACCATCAAATGCATTTCCGCCGTTTCCGGAGCCGGATTATTTACCGTTGAGGACCCGGACGGCTACGCTCTGCCCGAAGCCGTGGCTGGAGTTGCTTACGTCAACGATCAAATCAATTTCATACTCAATGACGGCAGCCCCGATTTTGCGGTTGGCGACACCTTTACCGTCGCCATTGCCGCAGGAAGTGGCGAAGTGGTTGGCATTGATCCCACCGCCGTGGACGGCTCGCAGGACGCCTACGGAATTCTGACCGCGGATTGCGATGCGACCACCGCCGCAACCGAAGCCGTGGTCATTGTCCGTAGTGCTCAGGTAGTAGAAGCAAACCTGGTCTGGCTCAACAGCTCTCCCGAAATGACCACCGACCAGATAGCAGCCGCCATGGCGCAATTGAAGACAATGGGAATAGTCCCGGTAACCGAAGCATAACTTAAATGTCATTGCGAGCCGCCTCTCAGGCGGCGCGTCAATCTTAATCACGTAAAAAAGGAGAAAAGTAAAAATGAGAAAATTATTGTATTTCATGATGATGTTCACGATCCGCAAACTTACCTGCCAGCGTGGATCGGTATCGGGAGAGCTAATCAATCCCTTTGACCAGGACGCCTTTAACATGGTCAGCCTGTGCGCGGCAAACGACATACTGCCAAACAATTACGGCAGAGTCAATCAGCTCGGTATTTTCAGCAACGTTGAAGGAATCACCACCCGGACGGCGGTAGTCGAAGAGCAAAGCGGCGTTCTCAATCTTTTGAAGACACAGCCCGTCGGTGCTCCCGGCACCCAGAACAAAATAGGCAAACGCAAAGTGCGGTCCTTTACCGTCCCCCATATTCCGCTTGATGACATCATCCGCCCGGAGGAATTTTCCGGAGTCCGCGCCTTTGGCCAGACCAATGAGGTGGCGACGCTTGCCTCCACTATAAACAGGCATTTGCAGGCCGCCAAAGACAAATTTGCCATTACCGTTGAGCATATGCGGATGGGAGGGTTAAAGGGCATCATTCTGGATGCGGACGGATCCACTCTGTTTAATCTTTACACGGAATTCGGCATTGTCGCCAAAACAGTTGATTTTACCCTGGACGTAACCAGTCCGCTGACGGATGTAGCTGCCAAATGCCGGGAAGTAGTCCGCCATATCGAAGATAACCTGCAGGGTGAAATTATGACCGAAGTCCGCGCCCTGGTTTCGGCGGAATTTTTTGACGCCCTCATCGCCCATCCCAACGTAGAAAAGTTTTACGTAAACTGGCAGGCTGCAGCTGATATTGCGGGTAAAGATCCGCGCAAGGGCTTCAAATTCGGCGGAATTACCTTTGAAGAATATCGCGGCACGGCCACCGATGAGGACGGTTCCGCCCGCCGGTTCATCGCTTCCGGTGAAGGCCACGCCTTTCCGCTGGGTACAATGAATACATTCAAACAGATTTACGCACCCGGCAATTTCATCGAAGCCGTCAACACGCCAGGAATCGAACTTTACGCCAAGCAGGTAATGGAACCCATGGGCCGCTGGGTGGATCTGCATATCGAGTCCAATCCGCTGCCGCTGTGCTGCCGTCCCGCCGTTTTGGTTAAAATAACAATATAAGCATCCTCCTGATTCCCGCGTCATAAAGCGCGGGAATCATAACTTAAAAACTCTCAGGGGATCGGCCAATGGACGAAAGAGACAAAGGTTTTATTGTTATCGGAGAAAAAGACTGGGCAAATTCCACGCCCGAGCAACGTGACTGGATGGTCTATAAGACGTTACAGAGTCTGAATAATCGCATGACAACGCTGGAATGCCGCCCTTTGACTGATAAATTCCTTTCATTTGTCGGTGGACTAATCGGCGGTTTCGTCGCTGCAATGGGTGTTAAGTGGGGGTTGAGATGATGAACCAGGAACAACTGCAAAGAATATTTCCTCAGACACCGTCTTCGACAATCTCCCGGTTTGTGGAACCGCTGAGCACCACAATGGAATATTACGCAATTAATACCTTGCTGCGTCAGGCCGCGTTCATCGCCCAAATCGGCCACGAATCCGGCGGACTCCGCTACAAGGAAGAAATAGCCAGCGGGAAAGCCTACGATACCGGAAAAAAAGCAATCGCCCTGGGCAACACGCCCGAAGCGGACGGCGACGGCCAGAAATACAAAGGCCGTGGACTCATCCAGATTACCGGCAAGGCCAATTATATGGCCTTTGCTCAAGACTTTGCTTTTACCCTGGATGAGGCAATCGAATATCTCAAAACTGATCTGGGCGCGGCCATGAGCGCCGGCTGGTACTGGAATAAAAAGAACCTCAACTCTCTGGCCGATGAAGAAAAATTTGAAACGATAACCCGCCGCATCAACGGCGGACTGAACGGGTACGAAGAGCGCAAGAAGCTCTACGCCCGTGCTAAACGATATTTCGCGGAGGTATAAACATGGCATATTTAATCGGCATGCCCTGGTATGCATATACATTTTGGTGGGCGCTGTACTATCAGGGGATTAAGTAATGGTAAAAGGCACATACCGGCGCAAAGCCGCCGCGAAAAAAGCAAAGCGGCAAAAGCGCAAGAAAAAGAAATAGTTTGTCCCCCGCTGGCGGGGGTGTCACGAAGTGACGGAGGTGGACATGGGATTAGATATCACGGGAATCGGTAGCGTATTTGATTTTGGCTCGAAGGTGCTGGACAAAATATTCCCCGACAAAAACGAGGCCGACAAAGCAAAACTGGCCATGCTGCAGCTTCAGCAGCAGGGTGAATTGAAAGAACTGGAAAATGAATTTGCACTGCTGGCCAAACAGTCGGAGGTAAATCTGGAAGAAGCAAAATCATCCAATCTTTTTGTTTCGGGAGCGCGTCCGGCGGCAATGTGGGTCTGTGTATCTGGGCTGCTCTATACATTCTTATTGCAACCAATTTTTTCATGGATATCGCTTGTGATGAAATATCAAGCACCGCCCATTATTGATACCGGATTACTTATCCAATTGCTAATGGGCATGCTTGGGTTAGCTGGATTGAGAACTTTTGAAAAAAAGAATGGGGTTGCAAGAAACTAATATATGACGAACGATCAACGATTAAAATTAATTTCTATCAATACCGGCAAAATTAGAAGAACTTCACTTGAAGGACAACGATTT